CTTTCATAGAGCAGGCATTGGCAGTTTAGTAGATAACTGGTCAGCAGGTTGTATGGTAGTTCCTGATGCAAGATGGTTTGAAACTATTAAAATATTCCAAGCAAACCAACTTATTAACTTTACACTAATAGAACTATAATGGTAGAAATATTTGAAATGCATAATTCTCATGTAACTCCTGTAAAAGAAATTCTTCTTATATCTCCCTTTAAAGAGATATGGGATAGAGATAAAAGTAAACATAAAGAAACAGCTATAAAAGAATTTTCTTATATTTGCTTCTTGGTATCACCAAGGAAAACAAATCCTTATGCAGGATATGCACAAGAAGTTAAAGAAAGAGAAGTAATTAAAGGATTGTGGAAAGATGAAAAATGGGTTCCTGACAATCTTGTAACAGAAGGAGTTAGTAAATATAATGAATGGTTACAAGAAGCATCTGTATCTATGAAGTACTATACTGCTGTAAAGAAAGGTATAGAACAAACTATTAACTTTTTTGAGAATATAGATTTTAATGAAAGAACAGATAAAGGACAACCTGTGTATAAGATTGGTGAAGTTATTCCAGCATTAAAGTCTGCTAATGAAGTACTTAAGTCAATGACTGATTTAAAGGAAAGAGTTGAGCAGGAATTATATGAGAGTTCAAAAACAAAATCTGGTAAAGAAATTAATCCATTTGAAAGATGATAAAAAACAAAAAAGATTTAGCAGGGTACTTTGAAGAACCTACTATGTCAATTAAATCTACACCTGTGTCTATGGGCATGGGTATGGGAAAACATCCTGAGTCATGTTCAAGATTTGTATCTCTCTTATTTAAAGCAAAAGAAGATGCACACATTACTCATATTGAACAGAGAGTAAAGTCTTCTGCAATACATGAAGCTATGGGCACATTTTATGATACACTTGATGGACTATTAGATACATTTGCTGAAACTGTTATGGCTGTACATGGTCAATTATCAATTTCATTTTCAGCAAGTGTAATACAGAATCCAGTTCAATACATGGAATCACTCTATCAAAAAATAGATGAAGCAAGATCTATGTACACAGAGAGTTGGATTCTTAATCAGTTAGATGAAATGCAACAACTTACAGCACATACTCTTTATAGATTGAAATATGTAACAGCAGCTCCCTCACAATAATGAAAGTAGAGTCAGTAAGAAACCCTGATGGGCATTGGATTAATACAGAAGTTTTCAGAGAAGAAGCAAGACACTTTGAAAAACATGGATATTATTGTCCTGACCCTTGGGGTTCTCCATCCTGGCAAATGTATTGGGAAGAACAACTTAGAAGAACTATTGAAGGATATTCAGTAGGAGGAGTTAAGATAACAGGTGACCATTATTTTTATCTTAACTTTTGTCCTATCTTGAGAGTAGAGAAAAATGCAGCAGGTAAGAAAGCTAAAAAGATAGAAGGGTTTCCTGACTTTTGGGATGGTGATTATAACTATTATTGGGCAACTGAAATAGCTTATAATGGACTCACTAAAAAAGAGTTAGATAAACTACAATTAAGTGTTAGTATTCAAGAAGAATATTTGGATGGTGGAAGACACATGATTGTAGGTAAATCTCGAAGAAAAGGTTACTCATTTAAGAATGCATCTAAAGTAGTTAATAAGTATAATAATACAAGAAACTCACTATCTATTATTGGTGCATTTGATAAGAAGTATTTATATCCTAATGGTACAATGGGTATGGCTACTGATTATATGAACTTTTTAAATGAGCATACTGGTTGGAGAAAGAATAGAGATTTTATTGATAAACAAGAATATAGGAAAGCATCTTTTAAAGAAGTATTGAATGGTGTAGCTATTGAGAAAGGTTATGCTTCTCAAGTAATGGCAATTACTTTTAAAGATAATCCAGATGCTGCTCGTGGCAAGGACTCTGTTTATGTGTTGTTTGAGGAAGCAGGTAAGTTTCCTAATTTAAAAGATTCATATAGTGCTACTGAACCTACACTTAGGTCAGGTAAATATGTAACTGGACAGATACTTATATTTGGTACAGGTGGTGATATGGAAAGTGGAACAGTAGATTTTGCTGAAATGTTTTATGACCCACTTACTTATAACTTAATGCCATTCACAAATATATGGGATGATAATGCAGATAATACTAAGTGTGGATTCTTTCATCCTGTGTTTTGGAACATGGATGGTTTTTATGATAAGCAAGGTAATTCTGCTACACAAGAAGCTATTGATTTTGAAACTAATCAGAGAGAGATTATTATAAAGAACTCAGCTAATGGTGTAGGAGTTATACAAGGTAGAGTACAAGAATATCCATTAAAACCAAGTGAAGCTTTCTTAACAGTATCTACTAATGATTTCCCTATTACTGAACTTAGAAAAAGAAAAGATATTGTAGAGAGAGAACAAATACATTTTAAGAAAGGACAAGCAGTTAATCTTATAAGAGGAGAAGATGGTAAAGTTAAAGCATTACCTGATTTAAAGAATGAGTTACAACCTGTTTGGGATTATAAACCTAAGATACTTGACTTAAGTGGAGCACCTGTTATATTTGAATATCCAATGCCTAATGCACCTAAGGGATTATATAAAATAGGATATGACCCTTATCAACAAGACCAGACTGGTGGTGTATCATTAGGTGCTGTATATGTATATAAGAGTAATGCTGTATTTTCATTTACAAGGAATAAGATAGTAGCAGCTTATGTAGGTAGGATGAAAACAGTAGATGATACTCATAGGATTGTAGAATTGCTTGCAGAATTATATAGTGCAGAGATAATGCATGAGAATATGATTAGAGATGTTAAAGGATATTTTGAAAAGAAAAGAAAGTTGCATCTGTTAGCTGCACAACCTGATGCTGTTATATCTAAGACTATTAAAAATTCAAGAGTAGCAAGGGTATATGGTATTCACATGAATAATGACCTCAAGGATGCAGGAGCAAAGTATATTAAACAATGGCTACTTCAAGAAAGAGATGTAGATGAAAATGGAAATGTAGTATTAAACTTAGATACTATTGAAGACCCAGGACTTTTAGAAGAACTCATACAGTTTAACAAGAAAGGAAACTTTGACCGAGTAATGGCATTTATGATGATTATGTTTCAAATAGAAGAGGAAGGAGAAAAGCAGTATTCAGATAAAACAGAAAAAAATAAAGCAGCAAAATATCTTTTAGACAATTATAAATCATGGTTTAAAAAATTCAAATAAACAAGCAATATGATACATACTACAGATGGTAATTTTAGTAAAGGTATGCCTAAACATAGATTGACAAGAGGTCAAAAAAATGTTGATGGTAAATCCTGGTACAAACAAAATATAGACTTCTTAGATAAGAGGTCATTCTCACAAGTAGGTTTTAATGGTTATGGTTTTGACTCATTTGATACTAATGGTGTATCAGATTATAAGAGGATGAAAGTGAATTATGACATGTTTAATAACATGTTGAATATTCGTGACTTTGAATATGTAGTTAGACCATTTGGTGCACAGAGTGGAGAGTTACCTGCTAACTTTGTAAATAGAGATATAGTTTCTCCTAAGATTAAAGTACTCTTAGGTATGGAAATGAAAAGACCTTTTGCATGGAAAGTAATGGCAGTAAATGAAGAAGCTACTACAAGAAGAGAACAAGAAGAATTTGAAATGATGAAAAAATATGTCATATCTGAAATAATGAAACCAATCAGAATGAGTATTGAAGAACAGAAAATGGCAGAATTACAAGGACAAGAACCTACCCCTGAACAAATACAACAAATACAGCAGCAGATAGAACAAGAATTAGCAGCAATGACTCCTGATGAAGTTAAAAAATATATGGAAAGAGAACATCAGGATCCTGCAGAAGCACTTGCTCATCAACTACTTGAGTACATGATACACAAGGAAAATGTACCTACTAAGTTTAATCAAGGGTTTAAGCATTTGTGTATTTCAGCAAAAGAAATATTTTGGGTAGGTATTCTTAATGGTGAACCTGCAATGTCAACAGTTAATCCACTTTACTTTGACTATGATAAATCACCTGATACTGAATTTATTGAAGATGGTGAATGGGCAGTATGTGTTTACAGACTTTCTCCATCTACTGTAATATCACACTTTGGTGACCAATTAACTAATGAAGAAATTGATAAGATATATTCTATTTATACTCAAAGTGCTAATCACGTTACTGACTCTGCATTTACTTTTAATATTAATAAAGAAGATGAAGGTTGGACTGTAAGGGTAATTCATGCTACATGGAAAGCTCTAAGAAAGATAGGATTTCTTACATATATGGATCCTAATGGTGAAGTACAAGAAAGGTTAGTAGATGAAGGTTATACACTTAATAGAGAACAAGGAGATATATCTATATCTTGGGAATGGATTCCTGAAGTATATGAAGGATATAAAATTGGTGTAGATATTTATGTAAATATGGGTCCAGTAGCAGGTCAGTTTAAAGATTTAAATAATCTGTATTATTGTAAGCTTCCTTACATAGGTGCAGTAATGGATGCTACTAACTCTCTTCCTACATCTTTTATTGATAGGATTAAAGCTTATCAGTATTACTACAATATTATAATGTATAGAATAGAACTATTAATGGCATCTGATAAAGGTAAATTACTTATGATGAACATTGGAATGATACCTGAATCTGCTGGTATAGATACTGAAAAGTGGTTATACTTTCTTGAGTCTTCTAAGATAGGATTTATGAATCCTAATGAAGAAGGTAATAAAGGTGATTATTCTATACCTAATGCAGTTAAAGAAATAGATATGTCTTTAGCTTCTGATATTCAGAAATATATTAACTTAGCAGAATATATTGAAAGAAGAGCAGGATTATCTATTGGTATTCCA